GCATCATCGTATTCATATGAATGTAAGGTATGCACGATTAAAAGAATAGTAGAGAATAGAAAGAAAAGAGCACCTTTTGTAGACTGGCAATATCCTGATTGGTAATGTTCATGCATTGTTTCCCCATTGAAAAAGAGCATTTTAATAAATAATTTCAGAATAATCTGAGATTCGGAGAGGAAAAGATGCCACTAAATTTAGCATCTCCTGGAATTGTAGTAAGGGAAGTAGACTTAACAATTGGTAGAGTAAATTCTGCTACAGATAAGAATGCTGCCATTGTTGCTCCATTTGAAAAGGGACCAGTAAATTTGCCTATAATAATTGAAAATGAGCAAGATTTAATAGACAATTTTGGAGAACCAAGACCAACTGATAAACAGTATGAAAACTGGTTAGTTGCTTCATCTTATTTGGCATATGGTGGTGTATTAAGTGTTGTTAGGGCTGAAGGTTCAAAGCTTCAAAATGCTGTTGATGGTACTGTAGGTGCTGGAATAACAATTAATAGTGTAGATGATTATATCAATAAGGGATATGATGAGAATACAATAGCAAGCACCGTAGTAGTAGCTAGGAACCCAGGTTCTTGGGCAAACGGTCTTAAGGTTGCAATAATTGATAGTTATGCAGATCAACAAATAACTTTAGCTGCAGCAAATAGTATCGCAGTAGGGTATGGTATAACACAGGCAGTTCCTGCAAATACTAGTGATCCAGGTATTGGTACAATAACAACTTTAGATGGATATTTTAAAGGTATTGTTACTGGAGTAGATGGAACTAAGATAGATGTTAAATTAGTTTCTCATGTGTCAAACGCAGGTATTGAAACTAGCAGTATTCCAGGTCAACCAAAAGGTACACCTCTTTATCAAGCAGATGGTGTTTATAAATTCTCAACCACTGGTAACGTCGCCATTCATACAAATGGTCAAGGATCATCTTATGCAACAACTGGAGCTACTGGAATAAATGACTGGTTTGATAAACAGCAGATTACATTAACTAATGGTGATCCTATTAACTGGAATCAAATCGCAGATCGTCCAGGTTCATCTGCTTATGCCGATGAAAGAAGTTCTAAGTTTGATGAAATGCATGTAGTTGTCATCGATGATGATGGTGATATTACAGGTAATGCAGGAACTATTCTTGAGAAACAATTGAATGTTTCTAAAGCAAAGGATGCAGAATTTTCTGCAGGAACTGCTTCTTATTGGAGAAAGTTTATCTTAAATAATTCAGGATATATCTTTGGTGGTGGTGAACCTGGATATACTGCAGGTGTCTCAGGTATTCAAACAACGTTCTTTGCAACAACATCAACAGGTGCTATTTCTGGAACAGGGTTTGATAAGGTAACTGACATTTCTTGGGATCAAAATGCTCAAGGAATTAAGTTTGGTGCTGCTGGTAATAATGTTTATACCTTAACTGACGGTAAAAACTATGACGGTAATGCTGATCTTGATACTGCTGGATCTTTAACTTCAGAATTATCTGGACTTGTTAATGGATATGAGTTATTCACCAACACTGAACAGTATGATGTTGATTTCCTACTTATGGGATCAGCAGCATATCCAAAAGCAGATGCTCAAGCACTTGCTAATAAGTTAATCTCTGTAGCAGAACAGAGAAAAGATGCAATCGCATTTATTTCACCTTACAGAGAATCATTTATTACAGATAGTGATACTATTGATGCTCAACTTAATTCAGTAACTGATGTTACAAATAATGTATTAAGTTTCTATGCTCCCATTACATCTACCACATATGGTGTATTCGATAGTGGATACAAGTATATGTTCGATAGATTTGAAAATACATTCCGATATGTACCATTGAATGGTGATATCGCTGGAATGTGTGCTAGAAATGATATTAATAACTTCCCTTGGTTCTCACCAGCAGGAACAGCGAGAGGAGCAGTACTTAATGCTGTTAAACTTGCATACAATCCAAATCAACTACAAAGGGATAAACTCTATACCAATAGAATTAACCCAGTTATCTTCTCACCAGGTGCAGGAATTATCCTTTACGGTGATAAGACTGGATTTGGTAAGTCATCTGCATTTGATAGAATCAATGTTCGCAGATTGTTTATCTATCTTGAAGATGCGATTTCTGCTGCTGCTAAAGATCAACTCTTTGAATTCAACGATGAAATTACAAGGACTAACTTTGTAAATATTGTTGAACCATTCTTAAGAGATGTTCAAGCAAAGAGAGGTATCTTTGACTTTAGAGTTGTTTGTGATGAAACAAATAACACTGCTGCTATTATAGATAACAATGAATTTATAGCAGACATCTTTATCAAACCTGCAAGGTCAATTAACTTCATTGGTCTTACATTTGTTGCTACCAGAACTGGTATCAGCTTTGAAGAAGTAATCGGTACTGTCTAATAGAGGAATAAAGAACTATGGCAACCCAATTTAATAGACCACCGTTAAGAACAATAAGTGGATTCAAAAGTAAACTAGCAGGTGGTGGTACTAGGCCGAATCTATTTGAAGTAGAAATTGCTTTTCCAGAAACAATTGCTATCGAAAATGATGTTAAGGACAAATCAAGGTTCTTAGTAAAGGCAGCTGCCTTACCAGCATCAAACATCACACCAATTGATGTTAACTTTAGAGGTAGGATTCTTAAGATAGCAGGTGATAGAACATTCGATACATGGACTATTACTGTTCTCAATGATGTTGATTTCTCAATTCGTTCAGCATTTGAAAAGTGGATGAATCTTATCAACAAAATGTCTGATGCTACTGGTGCTCAAGATCCAGCAATTTATCAACCAGACGCATATGTTCATCAACTAGATCGTGATGGTTCTACACTTAGAACTTACAAATTCCACGATGTATTCCCAACCAATATTAGTCAAATAGATCTCTCATATGAGACTGTTGATGCTATTGAAGAATTTACTGTAGAAATGCAGGTTCAGTGGTGGGAAGCACTTAAAGGTGTTGGTGCAAATGCAGGTGGAGAAGACATCAACTAAAATAAGCTAAATAGTGCTATAATAGCTAAGTAAGAAAATTATACAATGGCAAAACTTTTTGGATTCACTATTGACGACAGCCAAAATAAGGCTCCTTCTGTAGTATCACCCGTTCCTCCTTCAAACGAGGACGGGTCTGATTTTTATGTACAATCTGGTTTTTATGGTCAATATGTAGATATTGAAGGTGTTTATAGAACCGAATATGATTTAATTCGTAGATATAGACAAATGGCACTTCATCCAGAAGCAGATGGTGCTATTGAAGACGTTTGCAATGAAGCAATCGTTAGTGATTTGTATGATTCACCAGTTGAAATAGAATTATCTAATGTAAATGCAAGTGATAAAGTTAAAAAAGCTATACGTCAAGAATTTAAAAATATTAAAGAAATGTTGGACTTTGATAAGAAGTCCTATGAAATGTTTAAAAATTGGTATGTTGATGGAAGATTATATTATTTAAAAGTTATTGATGTTAAAAAACCAGAAGAAGGTATTCAGGAGATCAGATATATTGATCCGATGAAGATAAAACTTATTCGTAAGGAAAAGAAAAAAGATGATAGATTGGGTGGAGTAGATATTCAAAATACTTTTACTGGTAAAGAAACTGATATCTATCCAGAGATTGAAGAATACTATCTTTATACACCTAAACCAAATTATCCTACAACAGCTCTTACAAATAATAATTCAAAAAGTTCCATAAAGATTGCAAAAGATTCTATTTGTTATGTAAGTTCTGGATTATTTGATAGAAATGCTGGAACTGGTTTGTCATATCTCCATAAAGCAATTAAGGCACTTAATCAACTTAGAATGATTGAGGATAGTCTTGTAATTTATAGATTATCAAGAGCACCAGAAAGAAGAATATTCTACATTGATGTTGGTAATCTTCCAAAGGTAAAAGCAGAACAATATCTTCGTGATGTTATGATGCGTTATCGTAACAAGTTAGTATATGATGCTAACACTGGTGAAGTCAGAGATGACAGAAAGTTCATGTCTATGATGGAAGATTTCTGGTTACCTAGAAGAGAAGGTGGTAGAGGAACTGAAATCACAACACTTCCAGGTGGACAGAACCTTGGAGAACTTGCTGATATTGAGTACTTCCAGAAGAAACTTTATAGAGCATTAGGTGTTCCTGAATCTAGAATCGCTAATGACGGTGGTTTTAATTTAGGTAGATCATCAGAAATTTTAAGAGATGAACTTAAGTTTGCTAAGTTTGTAGGACGTTTAAGAAAGCGTTTCTCTAATCTCTTTAGTAACATGCTAAAGACTCAATTGATTCTTAAAAATGTTATTACACCAGAAGATTGGGAGCAACTTAGTGATCATATTCAATATGATTATGTTTATGATAATCAGTTTGCAGAGTTAAAAGAATCTGAGTTATTAAATGAAAGATTAGGATCTCTCGCAACAATTGAACCATATATTGGAAAATACTATTCCCAGGATTGGGTTCGTCGTAAAGTTCTTCGTCAAAGTGATCAAGAAATTGAAGATATGGATAAGCAAATTGATAAAGAAATTGCAGATGGAACTATACCTGATCCATCAATGATTGATCCGATTACTGGAGAACCATTAGCACCAGGAACTGAAGAAGATGTTATGGGAATGGGAGAACTTCCTGTAGAACCTGATTTAGAAAAAGCAAGTGCAGTTACTAACGCACAGTTATCAAAAGATACGAAAGCGGCCGAGATATAAATAAAATTATATTACTATATGAATTTTCATGCCCAATATTATAGATTTGATTGCACAGGATGATTCTGCGTCCAATATCAGCCAAGATATAAAGGATACTTTATATACAAAAGCTGCTGAAAAGATTGAAACTCTTCGTAAAGAAGTTTCAGATTCTGTGTTTGATACTGAACCATATAACCCTAAAGGGGAAGTGGAAACTGAAACTGAAACCGAAATAGAAGACGAAATCGAGGAACCAAATGGCTGAGATTGTTAAATTACTGGGTGTAGAAGTTCTAGTTGGTGCTGGTGAGAGTACCACTGCTAATAGAGCTACATTAGTTAGGATTCATAATCCTGGTGCTGCTGTAAATGTTATTACTGTACAGGATCCATTGCAAGCATATCCTGGAATAACCAGTTACAGTGGAGTTGGTTCAATGACAATGGCAGCAGGGGGAGAAGTATTCCTTGAAAAACAACCAAGTTACACTGTATCTGGTAAAGCAGCTATTAATGTAACACAAGTAGGATTTACAAATTAAAAAAATGAAACTCATTACGGAAGAAGTATCTGAGGTTAAATTTATCACCGAAGGTAAAGGATCTAAGAAAAAGATGTATATTGAAGGTGTCTTCTTACAAGGAGATATCAAAAATCGTAATGGTAGAATGTATCCAGTAAATACTCTCGCAAAAGAGGTTGGTAGATACAATGAGTCCTTTGTTAGAACAGGACGTGCACTTGGTGAGTTGGGACACCCAGAAGGTCCAACTGTAAATCTTGATAGAGTATCACATAAAATTGTTAAACTTGAACAGAGTGGAAATAATTTTATTGGTAAGGCAAGACTTCTTGAAACCCCAATGGGTAGGATTGCCAAAAATCTTATAACTGAAGGTGTAACTCTTGGAGTTTCTTCTCGTGGAGTTGGTTCTTTAAAAGAAGACCATAGTGGTTGTAAGGTTGTAGGTGAAGATTTCATGTTAGCAACTGCTGCTGATATCGTTGCCGATCCTTCTGCTCCTGATGCTTTTGTATCTGGAATCATGGAAGGAAAAGAG